CTTATATCTTAGTTACAGAGGGACCTATAGACGCGCTAAGCCTTCAAAATATAGGGATTAATGCGACTAGTACCCAAGGCTCTATCTTCTCTCAGAATCACTTAAAAGAGCTCTCAGGTAAAAAGATAATCTTAGCTTATGATAATGATGAAGCTGGAGACCGTGGCATTCAGTTCGCCAGAAGATTAATTAAATCTAAAAATCTTCCCGAGCCTTATACGGTAAGACCTCCTCAACAATTTAAAGATTGGAATGATTTTGTAATAGAAGCTTCTCCTGTAGAGGTGCAGGCTTGGGTGTCCGAAACTGTTACAAGAATGGATTTTAACTACGAGCTTAGCGCACTACTAGATTAAACTTATCGCTCATGATATTCTGATCTAGGAATGTAGAGCTTACTTGCAACTCATATGTACCTACATCTTTCCCAGCGGTATCCCAGTTATAAATAATCGTATCGTCTGAGTTTACACTTACTCCGGTAGATGTCCACGCTAAAGTTTCCTCATAAGGTACCCCCGTAGTCATATCATCCTTTAATTTAATAATTCTAATTGCAGCATTATCCAAAATTGTAGAATTAAATATATTTTTTACCTCAGGAGTAATATTAGTATTATTAACCGTATGTGTTGAAGTAATATGAAGATCTACTTTAGAATTTTTGTTTAGATATTTTTGAACTAATTTTTGGCTAGTCGTAACCATTAAAGGTTCGGTTAGAGATATAATATTATCGTTAAAGAATTCAAAAGAATGAACATATGTAGAAGAGGTAGCATTATCTACAATTGTCCAAATATCCCAATATTTACCTGCGGTTAAATCCGTAGAACTTGTGTAATATGTTGTAGCGGCTCCAGTGCTAGCGTCAAACCAAGGAATTACATCCTCAAGCACAACAGCATATTTTCCAGTGCTTCTTTTAAATACTACACCAGATGGAGTAGCGTTGTAGTCAGCTTCGTCCTGTGTTGTACCACTAAAAACTATTAAAGCTGAGGCATTTGAAGATGCTGCTACTAATCCGTACTCTGTGGAATCAGCGGATAGATTCAACCAATTATCTGCAGATCCTTGGTTAGTGTCTTTAAATATGTGTACAGATTTTACTGAAGTGGGATCTGCGAAAGTACCATTCTTCAAATACATAAACTCCAGAAGAGTTCTGTCTGTTGGGCTAGGTCGGTTAAAACGAGCTGTTACGGTTCCGGTTGTATCAAATGTAGTCATGAGTCTATATTATTTAGACTGGATGTTTTCTATTTCTGCTTTTTCTCTTTCAGCTTCTTGCATTCTTAACTCCACGAAAGCAGCTCTTTCCGCATAGGTCATTTGCAAAACATCTGTATAGGTGAATCCACATCTATGAACTAGAAGATAACACTCCTCAATATAATAGGAGCTACCTAAAACTTCCTCTAGCTCGCGTCGAAAAAACTTTCATTAAGAGGGAGTTCTAGAGATTCATGATATTCACACTCATTGCAGACAAAGTTTACTTTAGTTTGTAACCCTATACTGTCATCTGTAATAGCTTGTCTAATTACAGAGATATCTCTAGCTGTAGTACCTCGAACAAATCCTTGTTTTACAGTACGTTCAGTGTGTCCATTTATAGAGTAAATTAATCTCCAAAGATTATCAAACATTTGATCAGTAGATTGAAATAACATCTCCTGAGTTACTTTAAGTGCTTGTATTACAACTTCTACTTCAGAATCTGGAAGTGTTATAGTTTTATTTAAATCTTCAGGAGTCTCCGCATAGTGCACAGGTAGTTTAGAAAGCTCTACCTGTAACTCATTCTTTGTAGCACAGTTACCACAAGTTAATTCAATATCATACTTATCCCCATATGAAATTTCACGTAATTTGTACAGAATATAGTTTTTATCTGACACCAGTAGATCGTTGTAATCAATCCCCTTCATACATCGAGTTATTAATTTTTCAATGATCTTTGCTCCGTCAGCTATAGTTTTAACAGTACGCAACACCTTTTCATCCTCAAAGGTAAATGGTCTAATTTCAATAGTCTCTACTTTAGAGTCGTTAAACCCGGATGAGGGTAATCTAAGTTCAGCCCATGAAATTTTAGATTTTACATTTTTCAATAGTTCATCTAGAATTTGATTAGGAGCTTCTCTTTCTTCACCTTCCCTGCGTTGTGCAGGCTTAGGAGCTTCACCTATTACAGGAGACCCTGGGGCTGTTGTAGAGCCGCTTTGAGCAGCTGCTGCAAGATCGATTATTGATTTTTCTTCTGACATAATATTAAAAGTTTTTTGTACTTTTGCTCTATAATAGATAAAATAAAAAAATATGGAAATATTTATTTCAAATACTTACTCTATTTTAAAAACCGATAATACTAAGCTATTAAAGGCTTTAGGTAAAAAATACAGATGCAAAGCTCCTGGAGCTGAGTATGCCTCCTCCTATAAACGTGGTCATTGGGATGGTTATACTTATTATTTCAACCCTAAGACTGGTAAATTCGGAACCGGCTTGTTATATAGTATCCTAGAGGATTTAGACTATTTAGAGTATGATTATAAGGTAACAGACAGTAGACCTAGCATTGAGATAGGAGATAGCGAGATAGAGGGGATAGAGCCTAGGGATTACCAAGAAAGCTTAATTCAAGAGGCTTTAGAGTTAAAATCTTGCATTATTAAATCTCCTACTGGCTCAGGTAAGACTATTATTATTGCTGCAATATTAAAAGCTTTAGAGGGGAAGACAGGATTATTATTTTTTAATAAGAAGCAGCTCCTAAAACAAACCTCTGATTTCCTTACAAAATGCGGTATCGAACATGGATTAGCTTTTGGGGATGGAGTAGATATTAAACCTCTTACATTAGTAACTATCCAGTCTATTGATAAGGTTATTGATACTCATTTAAAGACTTCTGAATTTATTATGTTTGATGAGATTCATGAATTTGCCAAAGGTAAAGTAGCCAAGAAGGTTCTAAGTTCATTCCCTACGGCAACTTACAGAATTGGATTATCCGCCACGCCTCCCAAAGATAGACATTCCCAGTTAACCCTTACCTCTTTTCTAGGAAAGCAGATTGAATACGTAACTGCTAAAGATTTAGTAGAGGAAGGATACCTTACATTACCATCTATTCAACTGTTAGAATTACCTGATATAGATGATAGCGAAACAACTGGTAAAACATATCAAGAAATATACGAAGAGTTTATAGTCGACTATAAACATAGAAATGAGCTTATAGTTAGTATTGTTAGTAAGATTACAGATGATAACGCTAAAATACTAATACTTACCAAAAACTTAGCTCATGCAAAATATTTTAAAGATAATATCCCTGATTCGTACCAACTAGAAGGTAAAGATAGTTTGCAGGATAGAGATAAAACCTTACAAAAGTTTCTAGAGAAAGATGGTCCTTCTGTAATAATAGGAACTATAATATTTCAGACGGGTATAGATATTCCAGAGCTAACTCACCTAGTTAACGCTAGAGGGTTAAAGTCTGAAATCGCTACTGTACAAGCCTTAGGTAGAACATTAAGAAAGCACAAAAACAAATCTCAAGTGTATATTTATGATTTTATAGATAAGGCTCCCTACTTAGGGAAACACTCAAAGCTACGAGTAGATGCTTATAAATCTCTCGATTTTAATATAGAATTTCATGGAATCAAGAAAAAATAAAGAAACTAAAGTAAATAGTCTACCTGACAACGATAAGGAATCCTTACATATTTTAATCGAAAGACTTACTGAATTAAAAGATAAAGAGTCCCCTGAAATTTCAGAAGACTCTTTAGAATTACTTGAGTCGGTTATTTTAGACTTGCTTACAATGCAAAACCGACATCAAAGATTATTTAGACGTTGGTTAAAGCAAGGTTACTTAGCAGATTAAGCTCCGTATTGGTCATCCGGAAGTGGTTCTTCCTCTTCTTCGGCACCGCCACCTAGAGCTGTGATAATATCTTCAAGATTTGCCATAATAGATGACATATCTCCACCCTTTTCGTTTGAGAGACCAACTGAAGAGTCTGTATCATCTCCTACGACTTCGCCTTCCTCTTCAGGAGCAGCTTCGGCTTCTTCACCTTCTTCACCTGGCATAGGCTCCAAAACTTCCTCTTCGGGAACCTCTTCACCCATTTCCTCTTCAGGAACTTCCTCTCCAAGCTCTTCTTCAGGAACTTCCTCTCCAAGCTCTTCTTCAGGAACCTCTTCACCCATTTCCTCCTCTGGAATTTCTTCGTCCATGGCTACTTCTTCTTCCGCTCCCATTTCTGAGGCGCCTGTAAGAGTTCCAAGAACATCAATTACCTGAGAAAGGTCTTGAGTTAGTCGTGGTACGTCAATGTAGTTTACCAAGATGGCATTTTCATTTAAATTCTCATCTGAGGATTCCAGGCATTCTTTAATCATATCATTAACGTCTAGAACTTCTACACCACCTTTAGAGCCTAAAAATTTAGAGAAGTCTTTAGTGACATCTTGAAGGATTCCTTCTTCCATACACATAGAAAGAACTTCGAAGAATACGGAATGAGTTTTAGAAAGATTACTAAATGTAGGAACAAATTTCAAATTTGCAACATTAACTCCATATTTTTCACTTAAAAGAGATACTAATTTTTCCTTTACAGGCTTCTTAGTTTCGTAAATTTTAGATACGAATTCTTTAATATCTTTCTTTAGAATTGTATCTGTAGAGTTTACTTCGTAGATTGAAGTTAAAGTTTCATTTAAATCTGTTTTGGTTGCAAAACTAAAGTAAGGAACTTCTTCAATGACCTTCTCTATGGATTCAACTAGAGCTTTATCGTCTGAGAATATACATGAAGCTAATTCTTGAATAGCTTGATTAGTAGCCCAAACTCCTGAGAAGTTTTCTTTAGATTCAATTAACTCTTGACGCATAAGTTCTTGCTGGCAAACCATTTCGTAAAGATTGTTACCTTCTTTCAAATCTATTTCTAATTTTTTATTAGTATTAATATTCTCAAGTGTAAGATTACTCTTATCGTTAAAGATATTAGCCATAGCCTTTACTATGCCAGCACTATCTTGTACTTCTTTATTCTGCATTAATACTTCACGATTTTCGGAGATAAAAGTCTTTAAAGCTTCCTTAGCTTCTTGAATCTTACGAAATTCTCCAGACTCTACAATATTTGTATTTGTATCAAAAGAATTTACATGCTTTTCAAATTTGTATCTAAGAGTATCTAAATCATTACGGTCCTCGAATAAATTTAAAACATCTGTAAATGATGTATCAGCTTTATCAAATCGATTTTCTCTTAAATCCGAGATGAAACTAGAAATACCGTTAGATACAACCCCATCAATCCTTTCAGGGGAGAGATAGTTATCAACTGTATCCGTAGCTAGATTCTCTAATACAATAGTTGAATCTTTAATACTGTAAGTACTTGTAA